CCGTCATGGTGACAGCAGTCTTACCAACGATGTTGACGTTGGTGCTGTTAAAGATAGATGCTCCGACGAACGTAGCATTGAAGAACGATGAACCTTTGATTTCGAGCGAACCTTTCGCTGAGGAACCTAGTGTCATCTTATATGCTGCAGGTGGTTCGTCAAGATTCACCGACTTACCAAGGACAGTCAGATCCTTCAAACCTCTTACGGTGGCAGTATCATCACCATTGAGGATTCTTGCCATACCACCTTTTGTTGCTTTGAATAGCAAGTGACCAAGATCTGATTCTATCTGAACATTTCCTGTTGCTTTTAGGTTATAGTCACCATTGATAACATGGTTGACTGTTCCAATACTATTAATAGATGTTGATGCACCTACTTGATCTTTCTGGTTGATTGAAAACTCACCACTACCATCAACATAGAAACCACCACTAGTAGTGAACCTAGTGAACGATGAATCCATGTTAATATCAGTAGCAGTAACATTTACTTTGCCTTGACCTTCAGCAGGTTCTATGTTAATATTCTCTCCTGAGCGTAAAGTTAAATTATTGACTGCATTTAGTGTAATGTTATCTCCTTTGATTCCAACATCACCACCTTGTGATTCGATGGCAACATCACCTTCAACGTAGATAGAGTATGGTGCTGTCTTTGTAGTGCCTCCATCTTCCTCTGTAGTTTGCTCATCATCATTGCCACGAACATGTAGAGCATAGGTGTCAGTTTTTTCGTGGTGATCTTTAGCATGGATGACAACTTTACCACCACAACCTGACTGTCCAGGTTTACCTGTTGCCATGACGATGTTACCATTCACATCGAAGTGGAACATCGACTGACCATTAGTTAGGATGAAACCAGTAGATCCATCCTTGTTTGTGTAACTTCCCATTGTCCACCCATGTTTGGTGGCAATGACATTAAAATCTTCATTACTAAACTGACCTTCTTCAGGTGCATCAGCACCTTCGGGTCTTGCTGGACCTTTATCCTGTAGCTTTGACTGTTCAGGACTTGGTTGATGTTTTGTAGCGTTTTCTATAGACATTATGGGCAATCAACGTAAGAACCAGTTCCAATCTTGGCGTAACCTCTACGCTCAAGTTCATTACTATCTAGGCAAACCATGTTAGGCAAGAAACGAGCACCGCCGCCTCCACCACCTAGTAGTGTGACCGTAGGCATATCTGTGTAACGTCTGCTTCTATCAAGTGTTCTGATACTGACGACAAATCCTCTTTGATCGATAACTGCTTCTGCAATATCTCTCTCGCCATTGATCAGGACAACAGGTGGTTCAGTGTATCCACTACCAGGAGATAGTAGAGTGAAAGAATCAACGACACACTGTAAATTGTTGTCTACAGCTGTATTGGGAACGTAATTGATGCCTTGTCTAGTGACTCGAACTTCAGTAACAAATCCTTTATCATCGAGTAGAGCAACAGCACCAGAACCATATCCTCCACCAGTGATGATGATCTGTGGTGCTTTTTGATATGGTCCACCAGGAACCTTGATAGGAATCTCTACGATAGCACCACCTTCATCAGTAATAGGATCACCAGCAACTGGTTTCTTAATAGTAAAGACATCATCATCTGTGGTGTCAACTACATTATCTTCTTCACCGCCTGCTTCAGTGATGTTAAATGATGCGCTAACTCCCTTGTTTGCAAGAATAATAGTTGCTCTCTCAATACCTTCGACAGTGGTATCATCTTCAATACCTAGAACAAATGCAGCAGCACCATTCTGGATAACAATAGTTCCAGACAATGTTCTGCTTACAAAGTCTTCTGCTGTAATACCACTACCAATAACGTAGTAATCAACCTCAGTATTGTCAGCAACATACTGTGTTGTTACTGTGACCAAAACATCTTCTCCTTCTTGATACGAATTCTTATCTGTAGCAATGTTCCAAACAGAAACCTGTGATGGATCTGGTGCTACTGGATCATCAATGCTACTATCAATTGCAACATCTGTGGAAGTTGTTAGTGGATACTCTTCATCAGTTCCATCTTCATCCAAATCAAGCAGGATTGGAGTTTTTGTAGTGGCAGTGAAGATCAATAGTTCTGGTGCTGTCTCTACCTCTTCATCTGTTGCGAGAACAACAGAAACTGTGGCAGTATTACCCGTGACCGTAAACTCACCTGTGAGAGATCCAACGATGTCATCTTCTGTAATGGTAGGACCAGACAATTCATAATCAAACTGAGTTCCATCAGGAATGTTTACACCTGTCAAGTTGTAAGTAATAGTATCCCCTTCATTGTATAGATTACTATCTGTGTATACTTCAATGAATGGTTCATTACCTAGTGGTAGAGTAGGCAAACCATCATCATCAGAATCAGGAAATACAATTGCTCCGCCATCATCTTCGGGTAGATCACTGTCGATAGGATCAGTATTGATCTCGTTATCAGTATCTACTTCTGGAATTGGGTAATCAATAACAGCTTCACCAGTAGGTGGTGTGTTTGCTGGAGTTGGTGTGAAATCATCGGGAACACCACCAACAAATGTAATTTCTGTAGGTTTCTTAGCAGGAACTTCCTTTGCTTCATCACAAACGAATGCAGATTGGTCACCAACACCTGCTTCAAGTGCCTTCAACAGTTTATCTAGTGAGTCATCATCGTCTTCCTGCCCACAATCTGTGCATTTCTGTTGGATTGGTTCACACTTTGCATCAGGACCCGTGCATGTGATACCCAAAAGTGACATGAATTTATTAATAATTCCACCGATGAAGTTCAATGGTGCAGCAATTGCATCTAGGACAGCTTGAATAGGAGCAAGAATTGTATTGACCAATTGATCAAACTTAGAAAGGATTTCATTTAGAATGCCATCAACTAGTGTGTCGATAAAACATGCAGCATTATTGAATACATCCTGAATAAATCCCATCAACAGATCAGTTATGAAACTTGCGATAGTATCAGTGATATCAGCAATACTACATCCAAGATCCTGAAAGATCTTATCAAAGATCTCTTTAATTGTTTTGAGTCTGTTGCTCTTCTCTGTGATAGGTTTGAATGCTTTCTCTGGATCTGCGAGTGGTCCAGTGTTTCCTACTACTTCTTCTGTTGTTAGTAGAGTTTCATTTAGAAAATCAATAGCACCACGCAGTGCCTTTGTGATCTCTGTTTTTCCTTTAGCAATGAAACTCTTTACTAGTCTGACTACACGACTAATGTGATAACGTGCATTAGCAACACCGTCATAGAGAAGACCATTGATTTTACTTACATAGAAATCACCAATGTTTCCTCCTGATGCTTGGTTAGCAGCAAGAAGATCACCAACAAGTCTAGTCAAACCACTGCGAAGATCGTTTTCTTGTCCACAATTAGGATTAGCAATAACAATACAACTCTTACCACCAGTAGGATTAGTTTCACTATGCTTTGCATATGCTGCAAGCAATACAGGTGGAGCACCGTCCTTTAGGTCTGCCTTGTCTGCATCGATGACACCTTTGTCTGAGTTGCCACCACTCTTAGTCTTGCCGTCTTGTGTATCCAAAGATCTGTTCTGCTTTGGATTAGTCTTAGGATCAAGAACAGGTTTGAAGTTAAGTGGAGCAGATGGATTGTCGTCTTGGAATGATTCTTTGGTTGCACCTTTGACACCACCAATAGAACCCATGATGACAGGTCTCTGCTTGTCATTGTCTAGGTAGAATCCAACAACAAAGCAACCACGCTGTAGTCCAGGAGATGCACCGCCAGTGCCACCCTCAATGAATGGTGTGGTCACAGGCATCATGATGTGCGCCCATGGTAGTTCCTCAGTAGACGTAGCATTGTCACCTGTCTTCAGGTGCTGTCCAATGATACGCACACGATATCTACCTGACCTCTTAGGGTCATCCTTCTTATTGGTCTCTACCTGACCGATCCACCAGGAGAATCCGTCAGAACCAATCTGATGTATGGGATACAGTGATGATAAAGATTGATCCATCTTTTAATAACTCCTACTCTTATTTAACCTTAGAGTCATATTCTTTAATACCCATCGTGTCACGAATGAGTTCCAAGTTAGTAAAGAACTTAGGTTCTCCACTGTCAACAATGAATGCATAGTTGTGGGACAATGCAGCAATTAAATAGGTGCCACTTGCCTCCTCATCATATGGTTGCTCCTCTCTTAGTTTCTCTGCTACCATGTTGGGTAGCATGATCTTGATCTTATCTCCTACTTTCAAGTCTGAGTTACCAGCGATCTCAATCTGAACCTTATGAGTATCCATCAGGTATCTTCTACCGATAGACTGTGCAGTATAATACTTTGCATAGTCTGGGAACTGTGCATCACCACCCTCTTCTGGGTTGGCAATATCATCTCCGCTATACCATGCCTCATGGTCTAGTAGGATACTCATCACTCTACTAGGTCTCTTTGCCAGTTCTTTCTGATACTTTGCTAGCGTTGTCTGACTACCGAGGTGTGACATGTTGTTGAATGTTTTTGCCATGTCATAAGTATACTCTTCATACTTCTGGGAAGAGAGATCAAAGTAGCACATGTGTGTAGAGTAGATTCCGTTGTTCAACTTCTCAGACATGTCAATGTCACCATCAAATGCATAGTTCTCAATGTTATAGAACACCTGATCAGGTGGCATACCAACCGATGGACGTGAGTAATATGTTTCTACTGGTCCTGTGCCACCGAAAGAATCTGTGCCATCGGAGCATAGTCTATCCATAGATTGAAAGACAAATCCATCTTTGTTCTCAAAAAATAGATAACCTGCTGTGCCTGATGACTTCTGAACATTGTTGCCACCTAGTTCTGATTCACTCTTCGTGCCCTGAGTGCTAGCACCTTTATTGAATTTGGTTGACTTTGATACGGTCTTATACATCAGTGACTGCACCAACGCATGACACTTCTTACCATTAGGGAAGATACTCATCTTAAATTGAGATTCTTCTGCAAACAATTCTTTGTCAGTCTTCAATACATTTTTGAGAATATCTTGAACAATTGCTTCTGGGTTTGCTTTGTATTTCTCTGTGACTCTGGCAGTATCATTCTCCAGTCCTTCTTTAGATATAAGCACCAGAGTATAGTATTGCATGTTCCTTTCAACAGATCTGTTCACGATCTTTTGAACACGTAGGTTATATTCTACTGCTTCGCCTTTCACATTGTTCAATTTGACAGTAACTTCCTCTCCACCTTGGATAGGTAGGTTGCCGATAAAGTTTTGTCCACTGTCAACCATCAGCATGTTTGCTGTAATAAATGGTTGATAGATGTCCTCATAATAGGAGAACATTCCAACTGCCTTGGTGACATCATATTCGGTGCCATCAACATCAGTGATGACTACCTTCTGAGGTTCAAATTTCTTGACTGAGTTTGACATTACGGCATACCTCCTACCAATGACATCTGTGCGTTAGGGTTTCTCACTGGGAGATTAGCACCACCATTGCCTGTATTGTCAGCACTTGCTGGTGCTGGTGCGGGTGCTGCTGGTGCAGGAAGAACAATAGGTTCTAATGTTCTTGGTTGACTGGATCGTGGAGTTGCTGCAGCAGGTGTAGGTGTAGCAGCAGTTGCTACTGCTGTTGGTGTTGTTGGAGTGACAGGTGTTTGTGGTGTAGTTGGTGTTAGTGTTCCACCTAAACTAAACATCGACGCTGCAAAAGGAGAACCA